ATGCGAATGGTATGCGAATGGTATGCGAATGGTATGCGAATGGTATGCGAATGGTATGCGAATGGTATGCGAATGGTATGCGAATGGTATGCGAATGGTATGCGAATGGTATGCGAATGGTATGCAATATAATATAATATAAATAAATATAATATAAAAAAAAATAAATAAAAAAAAAGAAAATTATATTTATTGTTTATATTAATATTCTAATAATCTAATATTAATCTCAGTAGTGTAATATTAGACGTTGCATTTATTTATTCATTGCTATATCATAGCAATTGTCACTATGAGCAACGAATATTCAAGCTATTTTTATCACGACTCTAATGCTGAGTCAGACCCTAAGATAATGCAATTAATAGCCGTGTATGGTTACGAAGGGTTCGGTTGGTATTGGTCTATAATAGCGACAATGAGAACAGAGACTGATTACAGGATTGATACTAGTGGTAAATATTTTTATAGGTCATTAGCTGATAAATTCAAAACAACAGAAGAGAACATTAAAAATTTCATAGATGATTGCATTAGCGAGTTTAAGCTTTTTTTTCATGAAGATAGTAAAATATATTCTACCTCCCTAATCGATCGAATGAATAAAGCTAACAAAAAAAGTAATACAAATAGTGATAATGCTAAGGCTAGATGGAAAAAAAATAAATCTAACGAAGAAAAAGTAGAAGAAAAACCAGAAGTTAAATTAACCGAACCGTACGAAATAATCGAACCATGGAAAAAAAGCCTCTACATGGGTTTTAGAAAAAAGTATCCAAAAGAGTGCAAGGAAGGCATACCAAAAGTTAATGTCGACCCAAACTATGAATTCAAATCATTCGTCGATTCTACGCCAACTACAGAGCATGAGAGGCGATTCGGCAGGAGCCTCGACCTATACGTTAATGGGTATTTAAAAGATAAGCCTAAACTATCCCCAATGAAATTTATTGATTTCTGCAAAGGCCGATGGGTAGAATTTGAAGGATATACAAAAAGTGTTAGTGTTAAAGTTAAGTCGGGGACTGGGATCATTACTAAACCACAAAGAAAAAATAAGGAGAACTAAATGAACGACAAAAAATATTTACAATTTGATTATGAAATGGCTGTTAGTAAGAAATCAGATGATCTATCTAATTTTACAGAAGAAAAATATAAAGACTATGAAGAAGAATTGCAATTAGAGATAAAGGCTTGCTTGATCAAAAAATCAATGTTTTATGATCAACTGGTAGTTGATATATGGGTAAGGTCTATATGTTCCATACCATTCATTCTAGATGTATTAGAGATGATTACAGACAAGAGATTCTATAAAGATATTTCACAAACGTTTTTAAGAAATACAGAGATACTAGATGTTAAAGAAGAATCCAGAATTTTTTTTGAATTAAAAAGGAATAAATTAAAACAGTCTGCAGCAGTGGAAGAAATGAAAAAACATCAGGAGTATATAGACAAGATGACAAAAAAAGAAATTGAAGAAAAAAAGAGGATAGACAAAGAAAAGAGAGATGACTTATCCAAGATATTCAAGATAATGATTGATGAATTCCATGAAAGGACTGGGTATATACGACCTAAGAATAATCTTGAAAGAAATGGTAATTTAGATGGAAAGGATATCACTATCAATAAGTCGCAATGGACTGATACAATTAAGAGATATTATGATGACATCTAAAATACTTGTTAAAATTCCATTTAAGAAAAAAATACATAAAAAAACAAAAGTTGTTATTTTAGCAGTACAAAAAAAAAAGGGAAGAGCAAAAAGCAGAAGAAAAAGAATTTATGAAAATAGATATAGAATTTATGCGATCTAGAATAATTAATAATCAATTATGTGATGTTGACGGCAATAAATTAAGTTAAATGAGGATATTTAAAATCCCAAAAGGAAATAAGCATCATGCTGTAAGATGCAATGGGTTCCAAAGTACAGGAGAGTATAGACGGTACCAAGACCTTTTAATGCTAGAAAAAGCAAAAGAGATTAAAGACTTAAAAACCCAAGTGTGGTTTACCCTACAAGAAAAATTTGTAATTAATGGGGAAAAGATAAGTTCAATTAGATATGTTGCTGATTTCACCTATTATGATAACAGAAAAAAAATTATTGTCATTGAAGATTTTAAAGGGCAGGAAACGGATGTATTCAAGGTTAAAAAGAGGATGTTACTTCATCAAATAAAAGATAATCCAAAAGTTATTTTTTTGATTACGACTAAGGATGTTTTAAGTTAAAAAATATCGATTCGTTATCACTTCACTTAGTTAAAATAATAGTGTAATATACTAAGCATATTTATCGGTTTTTAAAAGGAGAAAAATGGACATAAAAGAAATAAGAAAAGAGTTTAAGAAGTTGGTTATTATGGGATGTAATCCTGAGTGTAAGACTTATGAGGATGCTTTATGTAGAGGTGGTGAGTTAATGCTAGAAAATAAACTAATGGATAACCTTGCTATGGAATTTAGTGATAATGTTTATGTTTGCGATCGTGTATGGGCTGGCTGGGAAGTTGGAACAATGAATCAAGATAGTTTTACAATTTTATCAGATGACGACGAATATATGTTATCTATAAGCCAAGTTATTTATAGCTCAATAACTTTAGAAAGAGTTCTATGTTTAGAGTTAATGCAAAATATAATAATTTGTGTAAATAAAAAAGATAAAAATTTTATAGATATGTTTGAGGATTCAAGAGAATTTGAGGATTATATAGATTTCTGTTCATGGGAATTAACAAAAACAGACGATGACCAAACAGATGAATGTATTGAGGCTTTGTATAATATTTTAAAATGAAAAAAGTAATAGATAAAATTAAATCTGTTAAAGCAATAAACCTAGTGAATAACGGAACGCATGGAATGAATGGCCTAATAGGGTCTAGAATGTCTATTTACGCCATTGCTAAAGAAATAGGTGTATCAAGATGGGCATTGCTTTTTCACTTGAAAAAAAGAGGTCTTTATAAGAAAATATGTCCTACGTGTAAGTCAGGGTATTATCAAGTTAAGGAGGATTGAAAAATGAATACAATAATGGGCGCACTAAAAAAAAATATTAGTATATTTATGGGTGGTACTTGTAATGAAAGTCAATGGAGAGAATCATTGAAAGATGAAATATGTAGATTGTTGAAATGCCCAAATAATAGTTATGATTATCTTTTACAAGAAAAAAAAATTGATTTATTTAATCCAGTGGTTAAAGATTGGATTGAAGAATGCCAAAAAAAAGAAATTGAAAAAAGGAAAACATGTGATTATGTACTTTATTGTATTACCCCAAAAATGACAGGGGTTTATTCAATAGCAGAAGCTGTACATGATAGCTGTGTAAGGCCAAAAAAAACACTATTTTGCTATATTAATGCTGATGGACGGGATGAATTCACAGAGGGCCAAATTAAAAGCCTTAATGCTGTAAGCGATTTAGTCAGTAGAAATGGGGCCACTTGTTTTAAAAGTCTTGATGATCTTGCTATGCATATTGCTACGAATATTGTATTACTTTCAATACAGAGGTATATAAAATAATGAAAGTATCAAAAATAGTTGAGAAATCACCAGTAGTTTTTGAAGTTTTTAATACATATTTTGAAACCAATGCAATCGAAATAAAAAAAGATGGACAAATTTATTTATACGGTCAAAAAAGTGATTTTTATTTACAAGAATTTATACCCAGAGAAATATATGAAGAATATGGTATTAGATCTTGTCAGTTGATTGATGTAAGAATGTTTATTGTAGCTCAATTCATTAGGGAGCTTTTAGGGTGCCCTGTTTTGATCAATGATTGGATGTGGGGTGGTACCACTAGGAATTATTGTGGTCTTAGAACACAGAGATCAAAGCATTGGTCTGCGCTATCTAGGCATTGCACGTGTGCTTTTGATTGTATTTTTAAAGCTATTACTTCAGAACAAGCAAGGAAAATTATATTTGGATTTAATCGTTCGACTTATAATAAGATTGTTAAAAAAGATACTGGTAAAAGAAATATAATATTTAGCCTACCTTATAAAATAGTCCTTGAAATATATAAACTAATAGGCGGAATTGAGTTAAAAGTTAAGTGGCTACACGTTGATTTAAGATTTACAAATAATGAGGGGATACTTAAATTTGATCCACCAAAAAAGAAAGAGTTAACGTGAAAAAATATACTAGACTTTTAATTTTAACGCTATTAATTCTAACATTCTTTAGTTTGCAATCTATAGCTAAAAGGAATCATAAGGAGGTTTGGTATCAAGAAAAGTATTGTGAAGGAGAAATGGAGGTTGTACTTAGTGATGGGAGCCGTGTTGATTGTCTAACAGGATCAAATGCAATTGAATATGATTTTGCTAATAAATGGCAAGAGGCTGGTGTTCAATCTTTGTATTATGCTATGATGACTGGTCAAAAAGCTGGGATAGTATTAATCATTGAAAAATCAAAAGATTTTAAATATTTGAATAGGCTAGTTAAAGTTATTGATACTTATTACCTTCCTATTGACCTGTTCTATATCTATAGAAACAATTATTTAAGGTATGATTTTCATAATGATCGTATAAAAAAAGGAAATTTAAAAAAATGAAAAAAAAGAATCAGGAAATGATGGATGGTCATGATATTTTAAGAATGGTATTTAAAGAAGTGAATGCTTTGCAAAATATTGTTATGGATCAAAGTAAAAAGATACAAGATCTTCATGAGAGAGTGGAAGAATTAGAGGGGACAGGAGAATCTGATAAAGATTACTCTAGTGTTTCATTGAAATCGATGCCTAACAATGAATTCCAAAAATTAACGAAAGATTTAGTACAGGATTTTAATGATAATTCAGAAGATGTTGAAGAAGATCTAGAACAAAATAAAGTTGTGATAGATATGATGAATGCTTTTGATAGTATGATAAATACAAGTAATTAGGGTCTTTGAAATGATGAAATTTCTAGTAATCACAATCCTTGAAATAATTATTATTCCCCTAGAAAGGCTGGTTTCACCACGTAGCGGATAACATTATGGCAAACGAAAAAAGCTTAGCTAATTTAAAGTCTAATAAGAAAGGCTCACCGAGCAATGAAAAAGCAGTGATGTGGGGTAGAATGGGTGGAAAGAAATATTCGGAAAATTTAAAAAAGAGAAAGGCTATAGCTGAATTGATGAAAGACTGCCTTTACGGAAACATGTCCCCACAGGCAAGGGACGTTATTGATGGTATATATGGAGAAGGCGCTGCAGACCAATTGAATGTAGTACAGGCTATGATATTAAGGATGACAGACAAAGCTATCATTCATGGGGATGTTAATGCACTAAAAGAATTAACAAGTTGGGTAGAGTCTAAGCCAGAGCAAAAGACAGAGATAACCGGAAAAGATGGTGGCCCTATCAATGTAGTTATAAGCCCAACCCAAGATTTCATAAAAAAAATAAGAGACGAATTAAAATAAATGTAGCGGCTGCATACATTTTATGTTATTATTATATTTATGAGCCGTTCCTGGGCAGCATACAATAAAAAAGAAATAGAAGAAAAGTTATCTAAAGGATTTTCAATAAGGAAATCAGCAAAGGATTTAGGCTATAATTATATGAATCTTAGGGCATGGATAAGTAGAAACTGGGACTCTATTAAATATTGTAAGGATTGCTATTGCAAAGATATAAAGGTTGAATTAGTGGAAAAAAATAAGAGAAAATAAAATGAGTATAAAAAGTTTTGCTAAATACTATAATGAATGAATCTATCTCAAGAATCTATAAATACCCTTCTGTCAACAAACGAACATAGAATAGCTACAGCTATAGCCCTACAAGATGACTTCAAGGTATTTATTAAGTGGACCTTCTATGCAATAAATAAGAAGGAGTTTATCTTTAAGGAATTTCACCTTAAGATTATCAAGGCACTTGAAGATATAGTTAGTGGAGACTTAAAGAAGAACCTAATAATAAATATATGCCCAAGGTATGGCAAATCAGCAATTGTTAAGTATTTTTGTGCATGGACATATTTCAGAGATATTCAGTGTGAAAATATCTATACGTCTTATTCTGATCCTCTAGTTCTATCATTCTCAGATGACATAAAAGGAATCCTACAATCGCATTTTTTGCAATGCCTTTGCAAAATTGAGTTTTCTGAATCAGAGAGCTCAAAGAGAAAATGGCGGATAAAAGGTGGCGGGGGTTTATATGCTAGATCTATGGGTGGAAGTATTACGGGATTTGGTTGTGGCTCAACTGATAGAAAAGAATATTCAGGAGCCTTGTTTATTGATGATCCGGCAAAGCCGATAGATATGAGAAGTGAGCTAATGAGAAATAAAGTTGTCACTTACTTTGAGGAAACTTTATCCAACAGGCTCAATAGCCCCCTAACTAGAATAATAATCATCATGCAAAGATTACATATCCATGATCTTACTGGATTTATTAAAGAGCATTATAAAGATGACTATCTCATTTTAGATATACCATCCTATGATGAAAAGACAAAAACCCCCATATGGCCAGAAAAGCACAATAGTGAATTCTTTGAGAAGCTGAAAATTCAGAATGATTATTATTACTACTCTCAGTATCAGCAACAGCCAATGATTGCTGGTGGAAATATGGCTAAGCGTGATTGGTTTCAATGGTATGTTGATATTCATAGAGAAGAAATCCTTAAGGTATTTATTACAATAGATACAGCAGTAACCACTAAAGAATCCAGTGACTACTCAGTTATGAGCTTATGGGCTCATACAAAGAGAGGGCTATTTTTAATAAACTTTGAGCGTGGTAAGTGGGAGACACCCGAACTAAAGAGAATGATCATTATGTTCTACAATGCAAATAAATCTATAATCCCAGCCTTTAATATTAGCATTCATGTTGAGGCTATATCATCCGGATTAGCTATATTTCAGGATATAAGGCGTGAGACTGGATTAGTTATATCAAAGGTAGATAGAAGCAAAAAGAAAGATAAGGTCACTAGATTCGAGGATTGTCTAGAGTATATATTTACTGGACATGTATTTTTCCCTAAAGATGGTGGGGATATGGTAGATGTAGCCATGGAGGAAATATGTTCGTTTTCTAGGGATATGAGTCATAAGCATGATGATTTCGTCGATACGTTAATAGATGCAATTGATATAGTGCAAAGAAATAAAAAATATGATGATCTACACGCAGCATATAAAAAAATGAAGTTTTAATGCTATAATCAATTTATGACAGCTAAGATAAGTAATTCAGCAGAAAAGAATATGAAGATATCCAATACTCTGAATTTCCTAACAGCATCCATAAGCCCAAACCTAAATATTAAGAGAGAAGATATCTATCAATCTTCTAAGATAGACTCATTCTTTTTTAATAATCGATATAACCTAATTACTCAGAACCAAAGCTTATTAGCTCATACATACGCAGAGCATGGACTTATACAGGCGCTAATTGATCTTCCAGTGGATGACGCCTATAGAGGTGGCGTTGAATTTACTAGCGAGCAATTAGATATTGAAGATATAAATAAGATGAAGAAATATCTGAATTCAAGAGATATCTTTACTAAAGTAAAAGAAGCTAGGCGGTGGGCAAGGTTATTCGGTGGGGCTGGACTGATCGTCAACGACGGTGGACCTAGTAATATTGACTTCATACCAGTGGATAGATGGGAGATTAGCATAAATGGTGGAAATGTAGATGACTTCGAAACATTCTTATATCACAGAGACGAGCGAACCAGTGGAACAACTAAAGATACGTCAAGAGTAGGGAGAGAGCTTAAAAGAAGTCAGATTATTATTGTAAAAGGAAAAGACTCCCCGTACTACATTAAGCAGCATATCCAAAGATGGGGGCTATCAGAAGTTGAGCGACTAGTTAAGTCTTTCAATGACTATCTAAAAAACGGAAACGTCCTCTATGAATTAATGGATGAAGCTAAAATTGATGTATATAGAATAAAAGGATTCAATATTCAATGATCGAATAACAGAGGGTAATGGAATAGAAACAATTAATTCTCAAATAGAATTTATTAACAAAGTTAAGAACTATCTTAATGCGATTATCCTAGATACTGAGAATGAGTATACTCAAAAGCAGGTTAACCTAGGTGGAATGGGAGAGATCTTCAATCAGATACTTAGGAAGGTAGCAGCAGATATCAGGATACCAGCCACTAAGCTATTCGGGGATTCATCAAACTTTGGAAGCTCAGGACAGGATGGATTAGAAAACTATAATGGGATGATTGAGAGTGAAGTAAGGGAAAAAGATAAATTTATCATTATGGATGTATTAAGGCGAACAGCTTTAAATGTCTTAGAGGTAGATGTAGATGATTTTGAGGTTTCGTTTAAACCATTAAGAATACTAAGCGAAGAACAGCTTGAAATAGTTAAGACATCTCAGTTTTCTAGGCTGGTTACACTAAGAGATATGGGAATAATGAACGATGAACAATTTGTTGAACAAGCCAACGCAGCTAGCCTAACCCCACAAAAAATAGAACTGGATCAATCAGACGACTTTTCAGACATTGGCTAAACTTAAGACACTACAGCCTATAAGAGACAATAGGCAAAATGAAATTAACTTTGAGAAGTTATTAAAGAAATTATTTAAAGAATTAGTATTTGATGGATTAATCAGAGATATTCGATCAAGCAAACTAAAAGTGAGGAATGACCTTAATAGTATTATATCCAGTGAGTTACTCAAGAGACTAAGCGATGGGAGAATAAAATATGTTAAGAATGTATTAACAGGTCAATTTAATTCAAAGATCACCAAAGAGTTAAGGGATTTGGGCGCTGTATGGGATAAGTCTCGTAGGGGCTTCATTCTATCTCAGAGTAAGCTGCCCGCTAGCATGACCATTAACATTTCATCATTTGAAGCTAAAAAGGCTATGGACGCTCAGATAGTTAGTAGTAATCTAAATAATATTAATCTAGACGAAGCCTTAGAGAATATTGATTTCATTGATCAGTATGATGATATTACGGGAGACTTTGATAAAAAGTTCGATAAGACAGTTAATGACCGACTAAAGATTAATGTGAATTTAATGCCAGAAGAAAAGGCTATTCTAGCTACTGAGCTATCTAATAATCTAAAGCTAACCATTAAGTCTTTTATGGAAGATGAGATATTGAATCCTTTTATTCTATATACATCAATTTTAGCTTCATCCATTAATTCATAGAGGACGTTTCCGTTTTTTAGATAGTCATTGAAAGACTTAACTAGTCGCTCAACTTCTGATAGCCCCCATCTTTGGATATGCTGCTTAAT